TTCTCATCAAACCATGTGATAAGGTCTTGAACATGCTTAGTCGTATTTCCGATGCGCTGGCCTTTACGAACAAGAGTATTATTGAATGTCTCAAGTTTAATTGCGAGGGCTTGATTAGATTCAAGTTCTTTAAGAGTTGAGCCCGCGATCTGTTGAAATATCTTTCCAGCTTTGGCAAGTGCCTCAGATACTTGTTTTGTTCCGCTCGCAGATAGCGTCGCTTTACCTGAAATATCTCTGAAGTTAGCATCTTGATACCAGACAGAAGCTTTCTTTTTGAGGCCCTTTAAATTAACCTTAAAGGATGCTTTCATTGATTCAAAGTCTTTTCCTGTATATGTAGTATGCCATACAACACCGAGATTTGCCTTTTGTATTGTTTTGGCGAGTGCTGATTTTGCAGGTACCGCATAAACAATAGTATTAGGCTGAAAGGTGATATACTTCTCACCGTCGATTGATTCGGTTGCTAAATCACTTTTAGTAAACATGATATCACCCTGAATCACGTCCTTAATGCCAAGATCTTTCAATTCATTAAATGCAATCACTAGCTTTTCTGCAAGATCGCCAGATGTGTCAGCTCTTACTTCAGCTTCTGACTTATACACTTTAGGATCTTTATTGAAGATACCTTTCTTAGCAACAAAGAATTGGCCATCTTCTGGATCGATACCAGCAAAAACTGCAGGAGCTCCATCCCATTTGACTGTTACATCAGTTGAAGAATTACTATTTCCCGCTAGCATATCTCTTAAAGAGCGGAGAGCAAAGATCGCTTCTCTCGTTCCTTTGACACCGCCATAAATGACTGCATCCTCAAGATGTTGCATGTGAGTATTCTTACCAGCTTTGGAAGCTTCGGATAGATATGTTTTAAATGTTTTCATTACTTTAATAGATCAGTGACTGTTTTACCCTTTTCCCAAAATTTACAAGACCAATATTTTGCTTTCCATTTTGGACCTGGATCAGTATCACATTGGAAGCGTGCTCTAAAATTCTTTAAACGAGCTGGATCATCGCGCTTGATGTCCATATTAGGATCGCCAAAACCAAGTTTGATTATGTTGTTCTTATCGTTCTTTACATAGACATAAAACTTCTTCTTACCGTCATCAGCACGAAATGGCTTATTCAATTCGACCTTCTTACCTTGATATTCCGCTTCGGTAATATCATTGCTTAGGATCTTGTTAGAGGCTTCGATTAGAGATCGCATTATTTTTCTGCTAATTTTATGTATGCGCTAGAATCAGAGGTTGAACTACCAGCGTAGTTAACAAGCTGAGTGACAAATTGATCGGCCTTCTTGCCTCCAGCCGCTAAGATGTTAAGAACGTGTAATCCTCCGAGTTTGCCATGAACCCAGACATCTGCTCCTTTTTTAAGCTTCTCAAGTTCTTCAACAACTTGATCAATAGAGATTCTCTTATCATGTTTTTGTAGCATTGATGTAAAACTCTTAAGTGCCTTTTCATCACCTGCTACGATCGCTTTAGCTTCCTTCTTGAGGTCGCTATTCTTAGGCAAGAGCTTCTTTCCATAGACTCTATAAGCTGCATCCTGCATTACTCCCCAAGATGCACCCCCGCCGCGCGCACCCTTACCTTTAATCTCTACTTTGTGAGAACCAAAGGCGCTGTTGGCACTTAAGGTCATGTAACCGCCTTGAAAGTCTACAAAATTAGATTTGGTTGTATACCATTCACCTTTTGACACCGACTTGATACGACCACTCGTGAATTTATGATCAGCTGTTACCGGAGGTCTCACCACGTTTTTCTCAACGCCAACAACTGCTTTAGAAACCTTTTTAAGCGAAATACCAACTAATCTTTTTTGAAGGTATAAATCTAAAATATCATTATTAAGACCTTCTACTGAAGCTGTATCGAGTTCCTTTATATTGAAACCATTTTCTGCAGCCCAGATATCACCAGGATTCCACTTATCGTCTTTAAGTGGTTTAAACCCGTTATTTTTAAATGCAGTATTTTTAGCGGAGTAAATTGCCTTCATGAGTTTATCATCGCGATGGAAGGACATCCCTCTTTCAATGATGTCCTTCTGAATAGCATACTGCGCGGTTAAATAAGATGACATTCTCCAACTATCATCGAGTGCGAGGATTTGTTCAAGACTCGTGCCTCCAACGCTTACAGACTTAAATGCTTTAGTAAGAACTTTATCAGTGAAACTATCAATTGGCATTGCAGATCCAATTTCCAACATGGCAGCCATCCATACACATTGTGCAGATTCACCAATTGCTGTCTGCTTTGTTCCACCACCAGCTCCTGCACCTCCACCGAATTCTTTAGTTTTAAGTAGAGCCGATGAAGAAACGGTTTTACCGTCGAGGCCAGTTAGATCAAATGCTTTACCATCTTTCTTAAACTGTTTAATAGAAGATAAGGCGTCTTCTATATTGGCCACTGTTATTTTTCCACCTTTTTTCAGCTCTAATGGAATTTGTTTTTTAATAAGATCTGCGAGGATATCAGTACGATCTTGATCCTTATAAGGACCAGCCGTAGCAGATTTCTTTAATTCTGCGGGCACTAAATTAGTAGCCTCAAGTAAAAACGTTTGAAAGGATTTTAGTGTATTAAGCATATGTTTCGATCATGCGGGTGAGTTCAGATTTAGAGACACTTACGCCAGACTTAATAGTACCAGCCATCATGTTTAAAGCACGGGCCAGTTTTCTTAAATTAGCAGATTGCTTAGACTTACCTTTACGTAGCATATCGACAACTGACGTACGTGTCTTTAAGTCCAGGTCGAAATCACCATCCAACTTAATCTTACCAACAATGGTTTCCATGAAGTCATAGATCTCAGTTTCAGTAGGGTCAATCTCGATCATAAACGCTCGAGTACGAAGAGCACCATCAGGATCAAGTTTGTCCATCTTCAAGTTCGAGATAAAGATAACCTTACCGGTGAAGTTGAAGAAACGTGGGATCAAATTAGCATCGATCAGTTCTTGAGGATCTTCGTATTCGTCAGGTTCAACAACGTTCTTCCCCATCTTATTCCAAACCAACTTACGAATCTTATTAGTATCAGTAGCAGCTTTAAAAATGTTACGTGATTCTTGATCTTTCAGTGCATCATCAGAATCATCGAAAAGAATAATACCGTCTTGATTCTTAAACAAGAGTGAGTAGATACCTGCAGCAGATGCTGTACCAGTGTTCTTAAAGTAACCATTGCCATCAGACAAACCTGCATCTTTTAGTACCTTTTCAACTGTGAATGTCTTACCAATACCACCGCGACCTGCGATGAAGAGTGCGTTCGCTGCACCAGATACTGTCATCTTAATCAGATTCTCTAAGTCAGCCAATTGCTTTTCATAAGACAATCGCTCACGACTTGCTTCTAATTCGTCAAGCTGTGAACTGTAAGAATATGTTTCTTTAGAAGTTCCTGAACGGACAGTACCACGAGTTGTGCCGATTGCTGCTAGAATTTCGCTCTTTTGAGAAAGAAGCTTTTTAACATCTGCATCACTTCCAGACCAATTATACTTTCTTCCATCCTTTGTGATGATAGCTGGATTTCTAGCTTCGAGCTCATTGAAGATTTTAGTACCAAGATACTTCCAAACCTTATAGACCTTATGCTTTGTAAAACCTGGGCTTGAGATAAGATAAACTACATTATCATATGCATCTTCTGGATTAACTGCTTCATTCAACTCTTCGCATTCTTCGTCGTCTTCTAGGCTTTCGTTGAGAGGAGCACCCATTGGGTATGTTACAAATTTGCCAGACTTTACCTTTCCAGCTTTGATCATATCAGCAAGCTGTGGAAGAATTTGTACTAATGATACATCTTTTTCAAAGGAGATATGATGGTTTGGTCCTGCTGATGAACCATTCCATAGATCGATCGAAGATAGATTATTAGTGTTAGCTGATCCAACAGACTTCCAATTGAATCTCCATGATTCAATCTTTTTGCCTGGAGCATAGAATCTTACTCCATACCCAGCGCCATTTGAGTTTTTGAACTTCTCTAATCCCTGATTTACAAAAATCTTGTTGTTACCAGTCGCTTTGCGAAGGTACTTAAGCATTATAACAGAGGCTTTTTCAAGAGATCCTGTAGATAGCTCTTCAGTAATGTATTCTTTAAATTCTAGCATTGTTCCCATGGTGTGTTAAGTTAAATGTTACTACTTAAGTCTATTTATAACAAAAGAGATTTTAATATTTTGCCCATTTGCATTTTTTCCAGGGGCTTTGTTCAAACCATCGTATAAATAAGCCTCTTTCTCTTCCATGAGCTTCAATCTCCCACGGAAGATCGTAATAATGCGTCTTATTGAGATTGATATTATTGCCTTTCCATTTACTTAAATTAAAAGAATTAGTGTCCTGTAGTTCACCTCTAGCAAACTGCTTTACGTGTACTATCTCATGAGCAATAGTTTCTAACATTGTCTGGAGCGGTTGAGTTGAGTCAACACGTATGGTAAATTCTCTTGGTCGCGTGTGACGATCTTCCCATATACAGTCTCCAGCAACGTTATCCTTTTGACTCAGTTGAGGAATGAGGTTGATGTCGATACATAGTCTATCCCGCAACCGTGGCATTAACTTCATAGCAGCGAAACGAGCGAGATCCTCTGCCATCTCGCGCTTCTTTCTACCAGATCCGATTGCAGTGATATTCATTATATCTTAAACGCGCTAAAGTCCTTATTGGGCGTCGGCGGTGCAGATGTTATTTCATCGCTTGACAGTGTCTGAGCAGAAGCTTCAACATCATACAATCTCATCTTCGATCGATCGATACCTACACAGAACCTTTTGTGCTGAGAGATATCATTATATCGATTCTTCAACTGCTTTATCATTACTTGATTTGCTGCTTCAAGTTGTTCAGTCGATATAAGAGCAATCATAAGATCACACGTTGCTGGTAAACCAAAACTCTCAGATGTATCAGTAATCTCAACATCAGTATTACCAAATCCAGTACGAGTTGACTGTGTCGCAGACCAAATAGGAACATTGAACTCGACAGCCAAACCGCGGATCTCTTCAGCAATTGCTTTGATATAAGAGTAAGTATTGATAGAACCTCCGAGACCTTTCATGCGTGAGCTTGCACAGATGTTAAGGTAATCGACATAAATGACATCAGGAGTAAACTTCTTCTTCATCTTCAGTTCATTTAAGAGTGCACGGAAATGACCTACGTGAGCAGATGCAGTTGGATACTCTTTAATGATTAACTTACCCTGCGTCTTATCGTTGATATGTTTTACTTTGTTGACGAATGTAGACTTATTAAGATCTTTAAGCGTAGCGATATCAACATCAAATAGGTTTGCATCGATACGTTCAGCAATCTTCTCTTCTGCCATTTCCATTGTAATGTATAACACATTCTTACCTTGTGATAAGGCATCAGATGCAAAGTGACACATCGCCAAAGATTTTCCAACACCTGTACCAGCAAGTACAATATTCAATGACTTACGTGGAACACCACCTGCTGTGATAGTGTTTAGCATCTCTAAATCGAATGGAGTCTTATCTTCTTTAAGATGATAAAAGTCATATCGCGATTCAGCATTATCTAAGTAGTCGTGGCCAACATTAGTATCGAAGTTGACTGATAGTGCTTTAGTTAAGATATCAGGAATTGCTCCTTCTGCCTTCTCAGATTTGCCATCAATAATAGAAATTGCTTCCATTAGTCCGAGATAGACAGATCGATCTTTGCACCATGTTTCAGTCGATTCTAACAACCATTCAACATCGACCTCGTTCTCGTTACGCAGCTCTTTAATTAGTGAGAGTGTGTCATTCGCGATTGGGCGATTAACATACTCAGAGCTTTGGAACTCAACTTCAAGTACTGCTGGGGTTGGAAGCTTATTATACTTAGTTATGAATCTTAAGAATAAGTCATATACTGCTTGATGTTGTTCTTCGAAGTATTCGCCTTTAATATGTGGAATAACTTTTCTGCAAAAGCCTTCATCATTAGTCAGTGTCTTGAGTATTATCGTTTGTAGATTTTGTGGCATTTCCGATTTGTGCGTCTCGATTATTTAAGATTTCTGTTAAGATATTTCCAATGTAGTTTCTAAACTCATTGCTTGTTTCTAGCTCTTCAGTAGTATATGGATCTACCGCTCTTTCGATTATGAAGTCAAACTTTAGACGGGCTAAGTCATTTTCAACATCTTCTTCGATAGTAACTTTACCATACGTATAGATTATATTCGCATAAAGACCTTCTAAGATCTTAATAGAATAGAGATCTGAGTCTATCTTTTCAACAAAAGTATATGCACTACTCATCTTCAATTGATGGTTCAGTTTCAAGACGAAGCTCTTCGAGCATAGAAACATGAGCAACCTTATATCGTTTCTCGATACACTTCTCAAAGTCTGTCTTATCGAATACTGTTGTCCAGAATTCTTCAGTCATTGTTTGTGCAGCTCGAAGGTTTCCACTCAATTCTTCCTTTGTCTCAGGATTCATTGCCATATACCAACCATTCTTAGGTTTGACAACGTGACCAGT